GGCCAATACAATTAAATACGATAAGGCTGTTCAGGAGTTCTCTCTTTCTGAAATGGAGAAAAAAGAATCTTTCACATTGAGTTATGCATCGAATGTTGATGATGAAAAAAGGAAACGAATTATTGGTGACTTTAGAAGGTTTTACTCTGAAAACGGAGGAATTCTATTTAAAGAACCAGGTGTTGAAATTGATCCAATAAAAAAACAATACTTTGCATCCGATACGTTGGCATCAGAGCGAATTACGCGCTCAAGAGTTGCCAACGTTTTTAATGTACCAGTTTCGTTTTTAAATGATTCGGAGGGTGGCACTCTAGGATCGAACGAGCAACAAATGATTCAATTTACGAATATGAATCTATTGCCGACCGTTCGCCAGTATGAACATGAGTTTAACCGAAAATTATTAACGAAAGCAGACAGAAGAGAAGGTATGTATTTTAAATTTAATTTAGGCGGACTTCTCAGAGGTGATACTGCTACTCGTGCATCGTTTTATCAAATGGGTATTCGAAATGGCTGGTTTAAACAAAACGAAGTAAGGGGATTTGAAGATTTGCCACCTGATGATTCTGAGTACGCAAACAAGCTATGGATTTCTGGTGATCTTTATCCTATCGATATGGACCCGACATTGCGGAAGTCCACTGCTGCTGCATCAACTGTGGAAGGAGGTGGAAACGAGAATGAGTAAAAAGAAAACATTTTTTGATGTTAAAGCATCGGTTGATGGTAAATCAGCGGATGTTTTTATTTTGGGCGAAATTACACCATGGGCATGGGAAGAATTTGGCGAAATGTCATCAGTGGTTTTCAAAGAAAAACTAGATGCTGTTGGTGACGTCAGTGAACTTCATATTTACGTGAATAGTCCTGGCGGTTCGGTATTTGAAGGAATCGCTATCGGAAACATGTTGAAGCGTCATAAGGCACGTACTATCGCTCATGTAGATGCTTTAGCTGCATCTATTGCGAGTGACATTGTGGCTTGCTGTGATGAAGTACGAATGCCTTCAAATGCAATGTTAATGATCCATAACGCAATGACAGGTGCTTTCGGAAATTCTAGTGAATTACGCAAAGTCGCAGATGATTTAGATCGAATTAATGGCATGCAAATAGAAACTTATATGTCCAAAATCGATGGAAAGACTTCGCAAGAAGAAATACAACGAATGATGGATGAAGAAAAGTGGCTGTCAGCACAACAAGCTTATGATATTGGCTTATGTGACGTTGTGGAAGGCTCAAATAGGGCTGTTGCTTGTTTATCAAATGAACATTCAAAGAAATTTAAAAACCTTCCAGAAGCCTTGTTACAGCCGAATAATGAAGTCCTTACTGAAGAAGAAAGGCAAAACATTATTGCAGATTCAAAGGCGAATCTTACTTATTTACATTCACTAAATTTAATCTAAAGGAGGGCATATAAATGCCGACATTATACGAATTAAAACAAAACATGGCTACTATTGGTCAACAAGTAGCAAAGATTGATAAAGATTTAACAGCGAAAGCTATCGATCCACAAGCAACACGTGAAGATATTACAGCTTTAAAGGATCAAAAGGATGATATGCAAGCTCGATTTGATGTAATTAAAGCTCAACATGATCAACTGGAAGCTGAACAAAAAGCGAAATTTGAACAACGTAAAGATATTACTGCAGGGATTGAAGACCCTAAACAAAAAAATGTTGCTGTTAAAGCTGAGTTTATTAGGGCTGCAGTTCAAGGACGAGCAGTCTCAGAAGATGTTAAAGCTTTAATTGCTTTACCAGGAGGAAACCCAACAGGTGGGGATAAGCTTCTTCCTACAAACATGCAAAAAGAATTAGTACATGAACCATTTGCTAAAAATCAATTACGTGATGTTGCTCAAGTGAGTGCCATTAAAGGTTTAGAATTACCGAAAATCGCATACGAACTTGTCGATGATGATTTTGTTCTTGATGAACAAACAGCAAAAGAAATGGAATTAACAGGGGATACAGTAACTTTTGGTCGTTTCAAATCAAAGGTTCGAGTAAAGATTTCTGATACTGTAATTCACGGCACAGATGTTGAATTAGTGGAATATGTGGAGAATGCTCTAAAATCCGGATTAGCTGCTAAAGAGAAAAAAGACGCTCTAGCTAATACACCAAAAGCAGGTTTAGGTCATATGTCATTCTACAATGGTACTGACATTAAACGTGTGTCAGGAGCAACAATGTTAAAAGCAATTAAAGCTGCAATTGCAGATTTACATGAAGATTTCCGTGAAAATGCAAAAGTAGTGATGCGTTACGCTGATTATTT